AGCCATTTATTATACTCCTATCAACGCTTTTATTTCAGCGTCATTTAAACCTAAGTCTTTTAGTTTTTGTTTGCCTGTAGATGCGTTAGCTTCTTTAGTTTCTTTATCTTGTAAATTTTTATTTGCTATTGCATCTTGTTCAATCTTTGCATTATTAACAGCATCAATTTCAGATTGAGTTAATTCTATTTCTTTTGTTTTGCCTGTATTTATATTTACTTCTAATCTTTTCATAATAACCTATATGTACATAATATTAATTGAACCAGCATCCCAGTTTTGACCACCAGCTGTAAGAATTTGTACTTGAGTTAAAGTATCAGATAAACTTTTTACTCCAGCACCAGCTTGAACATAACCAGATGAATACAGAGATGCTAAGTTTGAAAAATTCCATGTATTAGTTGATGTATCCATGCAAGTTAAAATCATCTGTGCATGAGCTGTATTTGGATCACCTGGCTGATATGCAAAAACAAATTTATCTGTGTAACCATTACCACCTGGACTTGCTTCACCAGTATTAGTTGAAAGATATACTGCTGTTGCTTTATAACCAGATGTTTCTATTCCTCCACTATCACCAATACGAACTGCAAAATCTGTATTACCAGAACCAGTAAAACTTAAACCATCTGTATTAATTACAATCATTCTTGCTGTGCTTGGTATTCCTGTAAATGTAACTTGCGAAACACCAGTTGGAGTTACTTTTGTTCCATTAGTAAAACCTAAAACACCAGATGCTATTTTTGCAGATGTAACAGCACTATCAACAATTTGAGCAGTATCAACTGAACCACTTGGAGGAGTTACTGTTTGAACAGCTTTACCAAGAAATACTGCATACATTGTATCAGTAGCCGAAGTTGCCGAACTTAAAACAAGTGATGTTCCAGACGCAGTATATGCGTAAGAACTTCCAGGTTGTTGAACAACATTATTAATTACAAGTCTTATTTCGTTTTCATTGGCTACAGAATAGTCTAGCGTATATGAAGTTGTTGCACTTGTTGTAAAGTGCTGAACTGCAAAGCTAGTGTAGCTTAAAGCTGGTTGATTACCAATAAAAGGCATTTATTTCTCCTTATGAACTAATTGCGTCTACTGTTGATACCCAAACATCTAATGATGAAGCTGTGTCTGATATTACTTTTAAAGCGTCTCCAGATTGAACAACAAATTTTGCACCACCATCTAAAACTTGTAACGCAGAACCTGTTGGAATTGGAGCATCTTTAATTAAGTAAATATCATTAGCACCATCATTGATATATACAGAACAATTAACTGCTGATGTTGTTACATTAGATACTGATATTCCTACAACTGTGTCATAAGAATCAGCAGTAAATAATGTTGCAGCAGATGTTCCTACATCATTGCTTGTGTATCTTCTAAAATTTTGTGCCATTATTTCTCCTTAAATCAAAGTGCGATTGCCATAGCAATACTAAAACCATTAGACGCTTTAGTATCAATTTGTGTTTGTATTGCAGAAGTTACGCCATTAACATAGCTTAACTCTGTATTATCTACATCACCATTACCTATCTTTGTAGCATTAATTGAATTAACTGCAAGTGTAATTGTACCTGAAGATGTAATTGGTGAATTTGTTACTGTAAATTCTGATGAACCAGCATCTGAAACTCCAACGCTAGTAACTGTACCAACATTTGCAGGAGTTATAATAGTAAATGTAATATTGCTAGATCCTAGAGTTGCACTCGTATCTGTTGTGCAAAGGTAGATTGTATCAGCGTTTGTAGTACCTTCTTGAACAACAACTATCTGTCCTGCAAGTTCTGCAATGGCATCATAATCTGAGTTTCTAGTAGCTGTACCACTAGCAACAACATCATATATACCATTTTCTGTTGCATCTGTTTGATTTTTAACTAATACTTTTTCATTTGTAGCTAGTGTTAAACCATCAAGTGTATCTCCATTTTGAAGATCAGCTGTTAAATCAATATTAGCTGTTGTAGCAGCTCTTACAATAATTCTTGTTTTTAGTCCTGCAACTAAGTTATCTACATATGTTTTTGTTGCTGCATCTGAACCTGAACTTGGAGATCCAAGACCTGTAACAGATCCACCAGTAACAGCTACGTTGTTAGCATCTTGTGTAGATATAGTTCCAAGTCCTAATGTAGTTCTTTGTGTTGATGCATCTGCATCATCTAATAATGCTTTACCTGCTGTTGTTAAATCATATGTTGCAGCAGTACCAGATCCTGTAAATTGTATACCTTTATCTGCAGCAGAAGTTAATCCTGCAAGAGCATCTAATTCTGTATCATGTGCCTGAACATCTGAACCTATTGCAACACCTAAATTAGTTCTTGCAGTAGATACATTTCCTAAATCAGATAAGTTATTTGATGCTGTTAGTTTAGTATCTATTTGAGTTTGTATTGCTGATGTTACACCATTAAGATAACCAAACTCAGTATTTGATATTGTACCATCATGTATTTTAGTTGCATCAATTGCTGCACTTGCATTAACATCTGCATTAACAATGGCTCCATCTGCAATTTTTGCAGAAGTTACAGCACTATCATTAATTTTAGCAGTTGTTATTTGTGAGTCTGCAATATGTGCAGTATCAATAGATCCATCAACATAATGTTCTGAGTCTATACTATCATCAGCTATTTTTGCATTTGTAACTGCATCAGCTGCAAGTTTTGCAGTTGTTACAGATCCATCTGCTAATGTAGCAGTTGCAACAATACCTTCAGGAATTGAAGTATTTGTTTTTGAAAGAATACCAATATAAACATTAGTAATAGCTTCGTTTGATAAAGAACCTGAATCCCAAGTTACATTAACTGTTGTGTTTGTAGAAAATGATGTGCTTGATATAGTTCCATATATAGTTCCTGGAGTTGGAGCTACTAATTTAATTCTTCTGTTTGCATGATAAATAGAAGTTACATCTACACCATCAATTGTAAATGATGTTGCTGATGCGTAAGTTGCAGTATAAGTTCCTGCACCATCTCCATATTCAATCCATTGTCCATCATTAAACCATTGTCTAATATCTGCCATAACACTTCTAAAAGCATTATTAATATTAGAAGGCAGCATACCTTCTGCAACAGATACTGTATTAGTTCCTGTTGTAGTATTGTTTGCTGCTGTAGTATCGTATTTACCTATAAAGTTTCCTGCCATTTTACTCCCCTATAAACCAAGCAAACGCTTTATTATTCTCTTGGTTTTTTTCATTTATTAAAGCATTAATAGCTTCTTCAATTTGTCTTTGGAAGAACTCTTGTGTTTCAAATGAGTATCTTACATTATCAATATCTTGTATATCCGTCATCTAAGTCCTGACTTTGATGCAACTAAATCTACACCTTGAGCATTATTCCATGCAACTCCACTAGGTGTTTTTACATTTATTTTAACATATCTTCCAGATTGTCTTACTGGATTGATACCTGAAGTATTCATACTTACTTCAGAAGATGTTGTTACACTATCTGCTAATCTATCTCTTGTTTTAATAGTAACAGTAGCAGTAGCATCTACAATAGGTCTTACTCCCTGAATACTAGCTCTATGATTTGGAAATAGTTCTACTTCAGAAGTCTCAAGTTCACCTTGATTAGCAGTACCTGAAAAGATAGCTGCTTTGTAATTATTATCTATTGCACCAAGTAATAACTGTCCACCAGACCAGAAATCAGTATCTAAAGCAATATTAATCTGATCTAGGTTTTGAGATATAATATCCATAAGTTCAACAGTATATGCTCCCACAAACTGTGAGAATATGGTACTAGCATTAGCTTCTGCTAAAGACCATTTTTTTGTTGCATAATTATATATTATAATTCTATCGCAAATTCCTGTAGTATTGCTAGTATTTTGTGCAGATGGGTACAACCATAATGCTAATTGATTGAATGGATCAACAGCAGCACATATTCTATCACTAAAGGCTTTGTTAAGATCTAGATCAAAAAATCTATTAACTTTCTCAGCACCAATAGATATTACATTATCACCTTGTATTTCAAAGAATCCATCATCTGCATAGAAGAAAACCCTTCTATTATCTTGGGCTACTGTTCTTCCATATACAGCTCCTCTATTTGGAGATATTACTGAAAGTCTAAATACTGTTGCACCACCCACATAGTCCATACGAATGATTTGGTTTTGTCTAAATACATATCCAATCTCTCCAGATGTTATGTGGACTATCTCACCACCAGCTCCTGGAAGATCTTGTAGATCTGCTTGTTTACCAGACCATACACCAATATCATTGATACCTGACCATTGTATTCTATTCTGGTTTGAGCTTTGATTACCAGTAACTAAAAAATCCCTAACAACACCTGATACTTTGAAGTTTGGTGTAGTACCTGCAGTATTAATTGCACTAAGATTTGCAAAGTTTGTAGATGTTCCCATTAGATAATATTGAGGTAGATCTACTCCATTACTAGCTATGATATAATTACCAAACTGAGTAAATGTCCAAAAATCTGTATTTGTTCCTGTTAAAGATCCTTTTCTAGATGTAAATGTTCCACCATCTAATTGATATATATCTGTGTT